AGACGGTCAAGCAGGAAAGTATATAGGTAAAGATAAAAAATGGCACCCAGGTAAATACTTATTTACGGTTGACTTTGCACACCCTGAAAGTAATATATTAGATACAGATCATTCTGAGATACCGCACGAACATAAGTGCGCACACATAATTGCCTTAGATGATGGCAATTTTGCAGCACAACCAAACAATAGATGTATATGGGATATACCTTCGTTTACTGTAAAAGATAATATCCCTGATTGGAAAGTGCAAACAAATGAATGGAACGTGGAAGATAGTAGGGCTTGGCGTACAGAAGATACAGACAAGTTCTTCTATGAAATAGAGGAGAAGAAAAAATGATGGAAAAATGTAAAAGAATTTGTTGCAAGATTTGGGAAATAATCTGCTGGCCTTTTAAAAAAGTCAAAGATTGGCTTTGGTCAAAATAATTTATGAGTAAAAAACCCTTAACCATATCGGAGTCGGCAGCCGTGCAGATGCCTATGAAGACGGTTGCCTCTCTGATAATCATCGTTGCTCTTGGCACCATGGGCTATTTTCAAATGGTAGAAAAACTTAATCAACATAGTACAAGATTAGAATTAATGGAAAAAGATTTAGAAGAGAATACAGAGTTTAGAATTAAGTGGCCACGGGGTCAACTTGGAGCGTTACCTGCAGATAGCGAACAATTTATGATGATCGAAGATCTTTACAAGACCACCGATAAATTAAACGCGCACATAGAAAACATGGCATTGAATAAAGTCAATATAGAATTTTTACGAGGACAAATGGATAAAGTTTTAGTTGATATTGAAAAATTAAAAGATGCCAACAGAGAGATGAAATACACAAATGGTAACGGACAATGATAGAGGCTGTCATAGGATTATTAATGTTTGTAAACGGAGAGATCAAAGAGGCTCGTTTGCAACCATCAATGGCCGTATGTTTACGCGGAAAACGTGAAGCGGAAAGAACTTTTTCTGAATCAGTTACATACAAATGTTGGAAGGGTGATGCAGAATTAGAGGATAATATTGATGGCTCAAAATCTATTAAGAAACTTATCATATCTCAATAAATTTGCACAGAAACTTAGAGACGCTAGATTAAATAAGTATGCGAAAGAAGTTCGCACCCCACAATATAAACAGAGAATAGTTAAAAATAAAAAATTGTATGATCGTAAGAAATTAGATAAGATATAATTATGTTTGGAAAATTAAATTTTTATATTGATACTGCAGCAGGAGAATGTCCACATTGTGGAGAGAGCACTTTGTTAATTGCTGTTGTTAGTGAAGTCTATCGTTGCACAACTTGTGGTGAAGATACTAAACAACATATAAATGGTGAAATAAAATATTTAAAATTGACAGAGGATGATAGACAATGGCTAAAAAACCAAAGTATGGAGTAAATAATTATAAAGGTTCAACAAAGAAAAAAAGACCTGGAAGACACGCAAAAAAACCAAACAAAAAATTTTCTAGAAAAATGTACAGAGGCCAGGGCAGATAATGAAACTATTTGTATTGGTATTATACATCTGTTCGGGAGCAGCAAATACATGTCTACAACCTTTTGTATTTGAAGAGAAATTTAATTCAGCTTATGATTGCATGATCAAAGGATATGAAGAAGGCAAAAATAAGATAATAGAATTTGGCCCTGAAGATGTAAATAAATATGACATGTATATTAAATTTAATTGTTTATCTGAAGAAGTAATTCTAACCCCAAAAAAACCAGTAAAAGAATTAAAAACTTAAACTACCCCCGCTGTATGATAAGAGAGGGAGCATAAATGTGCGAGGGTAGAACTTAAACGTTCCTTGTTGTGGGAATATCTACATTGCCATAATTTAAACACAAAGTCAAAATAAAACTTGACCACATGTTATAGTATGGTAATTTAAAGTAAAAATATAAAGGGAGAATAATGGCAAGAAAAAATTTTAAAAGTGTAACAATACCGAAAGTAGCATATGAAGAAATAAAAACGTTAGGAGAAAGTAAGATATTTGAAGTACCTTTGTCAGTGTCAAAGACTATTGTGTGGTTGCTTGAAAAACAAAAAGCACATCACAATAGAAAAAACAAAATGAACTGATGCTTAAAATAATCTGTCCTAAGTGTAGTGGTAATGGTTATCTTGGTGGTTCAAGAGATACAGATAAACAAGTAGATTGTGATTATTGTAATAGTGAAGGTGAGGTTGATATTACTGAGGAAACGGTTAATTATGGGCGTGATAAAGTTAGAGGAATCAGAGAATCATGCCGAAAAATGTAAGGTTAAAAGGTGACTATAGTGAGAACTCTGCTGTATTATATTTTCAAAAGCGTGATTTTTACGTATTCAAATGTTGTCAGAATCACGGAGCCGTGGATATTATCACTATTGATAGTCGTAACAGGAGTCTTAAATTGTGGGATGTTAAGACACAAAGTTATAGAAAGGATGGAACGAAAATATCCAGACTCCCCAGAAGAAAAAGAGTTGGGCATCGGATCATAAATATTATTTATTATGATATAGATAAAGAAGTTTGTTTTATACCAAAGAAACGAAAAAGGAGAAAGAAATGAAATATATATTATCAGTAACAATAGTATGTTCACTACTAACAATGATGGTTGTTTTGAGTGGTTGCTCAAGAACTAAGTTTGATGGGTTTGACCCGACAACTTCAACGGTAAGATGGATTATTACGGAGTTTAGTAAAAGTGAAAACTAGATGGAATGAGAGGTATAAGTACCCAAAGAGCAGTAGATCTCTAGTCATGGGTCGAACCTAGAACACTACCTTATTAGCCTTAAAACAGGCCTTAGACACGAAAATCTGACCGATGTAGGGGTACAGGCTAAGAAAATGGCCTTAGAGATTATAAAGTATGGATTTGAAGACTTGCATGAGATATGGGGATGTGAAGCAACTTTGTATTATCCTGGTAAATACGCAGGAACTACCGATGTTTGCGGTAGATACATGGGTGAAGATAGTATTATAGACTTTAAACAGACCAACAAACCTAAGAGAGAAGAGTGGATAGACGATTATTTTGTACAATTAGCAGCGTATGCTTTAGCGCATAACAAGATCTACGACACAAAGATTAACCAAGGAGTGATCTTAATGTGTTCAAAAGATGGCATGTATCAACGTTTCACGATCAGTGGACAACGATTCATGGACTTTAAAGACAAATGGCAACGGAGATTGGAGCAATATTATGACAATAAACATAACGAAAATAGCACAGATCAATAGAGGTTCGGGGTTCGGGGACGGTGAATGGAAAGAGGATATGCGGAAACTTGGTAATTTTAAAACGGCATATGATAAGGCAAATGACAAAGAAATGAAAGAGGTTTATAAAAATAAATGGTACGATTATGTCAAAATTATGGCAGAAAAGATAGATACATATAGTGGGAAATCCTGAGTGATATTTTTTTTCAAAAAAAATTTGAAATATTTTGTGTTACCTTTGTTACCATGGTACAAAAAATGTAATAAAATCAATAGTTTAGGTACAAAAATATGGTATTTTTTTGGTAGATTCATGGTAGATTTGGTAACAAAAGAGGACAAAGTCCGTCACGCGCGTGAGGTTTTTTTTATAAAAAATTTGGGTTAGTCAAATATTCCCACTATATAGATTAAACATTGTGTGCTAATTTAAGGTATGGCTGCAAAACGTAAGAAATCTAAATATCGACATGTTGTTATCAAGAACAAGAAGTATTACTTCTATTCTATAACGTGGGTCGACATCACGGGTGATTCGGGGCATTGTACATCAGAAGAGTTTATGAAGTTCAAACCAAGTATAATGGTTACTCAAGCATACCTATTTAACAAAGATAAAAAAAACGTTAGAACTTTTGCTTCGTATGAACAGGGTGATGAATTATTTTCTGATCGTAATGTATTTCCAAGAGGTTGTATTTTAAAAATGGAAAAGGTTAATCTTTAGACTTATCTGTATCTTCTAGATTTTGTTTAATTTGTTTCACATCCACCTCACCAATCAATGTAGAGTGATCTGATACTAACTTCATAAATTTGTCCTCTAATTGTTTGGCATCTAAATTTTCTATCTTGCCCGTTAATGATAATATCTTTTTCTGATCAACATACAGCCCGCCAACTTTACCCCTTGCTACTTCTGCATTTACAGCAGATGAAAACGATCTCCTGACTAGTGCCTGATCCCTAATTTTAGCTAGTTCTGCCAGATGCCCGTCCATAGATATGTCGTATTTCTTTCTTGCTTCTTCTCGTAGTTCTGCAATGTAATTATAAACCACAGGAAAATATTTTGGACTTTGTAATTGAGATGCCTTTACCCGCGCTGTATCCTTCGGGTAGCCCGCCTCTATAGCACATTCAGTGCCCGTCATCTTACCAGCTTGTGAGACCAGCAGTTCTGCAAACTTTCGCTGTTTCTCGGTGAGATGTCTAGAGATCCCTCTTTTTGGTTTTGGTACTGGTACTTTTTCCATAATATGTTATATGTAATTAAAGTTAATTTAATATGTTTGTTAAGCATTTGCAAGAGTATTTAGACAAGTTCACAGACGGCACGAAGGGCAACGCTGTCAGCAACGCCCGTATATTTATGGAATCTGAAGACGGACATCTTGAAGAGATCAGACGTATTGAAGTCCAAGAATCCACAATCATTGGGCAACCATCTATTAGAGTAGTCCTAAAAGGAACATCTAACAAAAAAATTATATCTAAAACTTTTAATCAAACTTAATTAAGTTTGGCTCTTTCTCTTTCTTCTTTAGCTTGTATATATCTATGATTTACTTCATCATCTAATAATGATTGCATAGTCTCTCTGATTTTATCAGTAGTGCCGTAATACATAACATTATTCATAACTATCTGTCTCATAATAGCAGAAGTTAAAGCATGAATACTAAAATCAAGATTAAGTTCTTTTTTTTCTTTTTGTGCTCTTTTTACTAACAAATCAAATTTATCAATATATTTAATTATAAATTTGTATGTTTTATCGTTCTTTTTCTTTTTACTTACTTTCATATGTTTCTCCTTTTTATTGTAAGTTGTTTGCATTATCGTTTATTAATTTAGAGATAGCCCTACAATCTTTATCATCTTCATCTGTCCAAGTTGATTTATTGCTTTCATAGGCATCATACTGCCAACTATTCCATTTATCCACTAGCCTCTGTGCCTGCTCCCTCTTCTCTTTTTTCTTTCTTTCGTATTGTTCTTGCTTATTCTTGCTATCTCTGTAGTCGTGTCCATCATCTCTTTGTGTCATTTTTAATCTCCACTTAAATTTAGTCCGATAG